AGTCCACCTATGAACTACCAATCAGATAGTTTCTCTGCAAATAATTTACGCTGCAGCAATGCGGTAGGTGGTGGAGTTAACCTTGAGTATGGGATTACAGGTGTGCTGTCTGGTTTAGATACAATGAGTAGAGGTAAAGACATAGGTGTGTATGCTCGTATAGTTATACCGCTAGACAAACCTAAGTCTCGTATTAATTGTGATGACCTATACCAAGTGGAGCTAGCCCAGCGTAGGCTAGAGATACAAAAGCTACGTGATGAACTGGAAGCACTAAAGAATTTATCTAGTGATAGTATGGACTTTGAAAACTGATGGTAGATCTTACAGAATTTGATAGCCTTGCCGACAAACAGATCAAAGCTGGTGGTGTTAAGATGTCCTTTGCATCTGTGCTTGCCATCATTACCTTTGTATCTACTGTAGTTGCTGGCCTGTATGGTGGGTTCGTTATGTATCAGAAGATAGAAGATGTAGCTGGCTTAGATCTTGGTGAGTACCAACAGCAAATGGATCTGATGGATGCGCAAGTACAACAGACAGTTGATTACACTCGTGATATTAAGAATGGATTGCGTGATGATCTTCTTAGAGTTGAGCAGCAATCAGATCGTGTCGAGTCTTTGGTGCGTAAGACAGAAGAAAAAGTACGCAGTATGATTGATGCAGCAGATCTTAGATTCGAATCGCAACGTGAACGATTGCGATCAAATCAAGATGCTGAGATGAAAGACCTTGAAGATAAGTTGATGGGTAAATTGCAGAGGGCATTGGATAATCCTCTGTCTGATTAGGAGATAACTATGGATGAGTTTAAAAAATTTGATGTCAATGGTGATGGCAGCATAGATAAAGCAGAGTGGGATGCTCTTGAGTACGAGGATCGTAAGCGTAGGCTGGAGGACGAGGACGCTCAACGGGATGCACAACGTAAGATGACATGGTTCGCCCTGTCAGGGATGCTCCTGTACCCCTTGGCGGTGGTGCTAGCAGATCTATTGACTTTGGTTGAGGCTGCTAAGATACTTGGTAGCATGGCAAGTGTGTATTTTGTATCGGTTGCTGGTATAGTTGCGGCGTTCTTTGGTGCGTCAGCGTTTGCGAAAGGAAAGTAATATGCTTGGACTTGGATTGATAGGTAAGGTTGCTGATCTTGCTGGTGCTGTGATAGATTCGAAGGCTGTTGTTAAGAAGGCTGAAGCTGAAACTAAGATGAAGCTTGCAACTGGTGAGATCTCTTGGGAGCAAGCAGCAATCAAGGCCAGCGAGAATAGCTGGAAGGATGAGGCTTGGACTGTATGCTTTATTGCAATCGTTGCGTGTTCATTTGTTCCACCGCTGCAGCCCTATATGAAGGAGGGCTTTGCTAATCTCGAAGCTGCGCCGCAGTGGTTTCAATGGTCGTTGTATGCCAGCATAGCAGCCAGCTTTGGTATCCGTACTATGAAAGGATTTAAAAAATGAGTGAGGCAATGAAGATATTGCAAGATCGTATAGGTGCGTCAGCCGATGGGAACTTTGGGCCCAACACAGCGAGAGCAATCGTTGATTACTTTGGCTTGTCTCGTAAGCGTGGCGCACATTTGTTAGGTCAAGCAGCACATGAGTCAGGAATGTTTCGCTTAACCAGAGAGAACCTCAACTATTCTGCTGAGTCTATGATGCGTGTGTGGCCTAAGAGATTCCCAACTATGGAATCGGCTGCACCTTATGCGCGTAACCCAGAGGCATTAGCTAACAAGGTATACTCTAATCGCATGGGCAATGGTGAGAATGAAGGGGCGCTCTGGGTCGGGCGCGGCTTCATTCAGTTAACAGGCAAGGCAAACTATAGAGCTTTTGCTAGTGACATGGGGCTGCCTGATGTAATGACTGACCCTGATCTTGTCGCAACTGAGTACGCATTTGAATCTGCCATGTGGTTCTTTGAATCCAATGGCTTGTTCGAGATGGCTGACGATGGTGTGAATGATTCAGTTATCACTAGCATAAGTAAGCGTGTGAATGGTGGAACGCATGGGCTTGATGATCGCATGGAGCAGACAAAGAAAATACATTCTTGGATTGCACATGTAGGTGTGTAGGTATATAGGTTTCTAGCGGAGCTTAATGCTCCGCACGAAGCATGTCTGCTATACGTGGATGGCTAGAAAATTTAGAAGTAAATCCTGGTAAGGGTGGTCTATTATTTTTTGCAGCTTGTGTTAATTCAAACTCATGCAGCACAAACCCATAAGTTATTTCTTTGCGTTCAGCTGCAGTCCTTGCAGTCTTTAGTATCTCTTTGTACTGGTCGTATCTGTTACGCTGTACTGTAGATTTATAGATCAGATCTTTCTCTTCATACTCCTTGTCTGTTTGATTTTTAAATGCACGCTCTGCTCCTGTCGTGTAGCCTGTAGTAAATCTTACATCATACTTCTCGATGGCTACCCTGATTGCATGGCGCGGTATGCCATAGATCCTGTTGGCCTGTGCTTTAGTCATTCCATTATTTGCATAGAATCTTATGCGTGCTATTAGCTCTGGTGTAATTGGTGTAGTCATAAGTCCTCCTTGTGTGAGCGAGCCGAAGCTCGCCCTCTGTTTTAGAATGGGATTGAATCATCATCAACGTCGAGATGTGCAGTGCTAACTTGCTGCGCTTGCTGCTGACCGCCATGTTTCTGACTGATCTGCATAGAAAGATAGTTGTTATCATCCTTCTGTTTCTTCCAGCCTGCTATCTGCATCTGTGTTTGTGCAGCGTAGTCTTCCATTGGCCCAGAATAATCTGGTGCGTTGTCGTTGCCACGCTTGTCGTTCTCAAACAACACGCCTACCTTCTGGTAAACCTCAATGATCTTCATGCCACTCTTGGTTGTGTCTGCTACCAGTACGACCTTACGATCATTACCCTCTAGGTTTATCTTGCCCTGCAATATCATCTTCATGCTATCGAAAGGTTTGAATGCTGCGCCTGTATTCGTGTTATCATATGCCATGCTTCTGGCTCCTTTAGTTGTTACCAGCTACCGCCAGTAGGTTTATTGCCGCTATCTGCAGCGTACTTGTTGCCATCCATCTCGCCAAGGAACACGTCAGCGTTACATCCGAGATGCGATAGGGCTTTGGTTAGGCCATCAGTGACAGCCATCTTAGGTGCATCCTCGGCTAGTCTGCCTTTGGTTGCATCGAAGAACTTACGACACCCTGTGAAGGGGCCGAACATATTCATCTGCTCGCCATGCCAAACAGATATGTGTGCTAGTATACTGGCATCGCCATTACTTAGCTGCACTATTTCTGTGTGTGACTGCCAGCCCCAGCCCACACCAACAGGGCCGAACTGCTCTGTCATCATGCGCACTTGGTATTGTGGATCGATAGCTGTAAAGCTACGCGACCCGAAGCTAACCTTCTTCAGATACTTGGGGTCTGACTTGGATAGCTTGTTCCATATATTTAGATTGTCCATTACTTTCTCCTCTTACTGATGCGTAATGCGCCACGTTTATCGCGGCGTATGGTTAATAAATCTGTGTAAACCTCACGTTCATTGTCGGCAACTATAGCTTTAAGATCTTTCTTAGCTGACTCGAATGACTTAGCTGCTGGTTCAAACTCTATGTATTCTTGTGCTAAGTATGTGAAGTGATTGTCTGAACTAGCATCACGTTTAATCATATCGTCTATAGGAATCTGATTGATAGGTGATGCGATTGGTTGGTCGTGACCAATGGGTTCATCGCCACTCTCGACGTGCGCCCAGAAATCTGTGCAAGCATCAAGCACTACACTTATATATGAGTCATGCTTCTTAACGTATGCACATTCCCATCTGTTGTTACCAAAGAATACTGACATGTATGCACCATCCATATTGGATAGCCATAGATACAGCTGCACCTGTGCCATGTAGTAGTCGCACACCTTGTCTAATGTATTGTGTGCAAACGTATGCTTGGCTTCAACAAGGTCGTTAGTATCTTCAAGCACACCATCAAGTGTACCTACATACGGCACGCCATTGTGGGTGCGTGTATACTTGTCTTGCTTCTCTAATATTTTTTTGCTGTACTCTTTCTCAAACCAACCGAGGTTCATGTCCTCTGTTTGTATGCCCATCTGTACTGCTACTTTGTGTGACAAATCTTCTGGCTCAACAAGGCCACGTTTGATTTGCCATAGCTCATACCAGTTGCCGTTCATTATTTTGACAGCGTCACTGCCGCCAATAAATCCTTTACGTTCCATTTTTATTCTCCTCTTATATGTACTT